ACTTACATTAGCAAAGTAGAAGATATCAATAATGAGTTTAATAAACTCTTAACTAAACTGCAATTATGAGTAGACAGGAATTAATTACAGAACTGAAGAAGTCCTTCCATGTACAGGAGTTAGTCTGTTCCCATTGCTATAAGAAATTCGGTGAATCGTCTTGGTAGTTCCTAAGTACAGAACTACTTAGTACGCTATACACCCTACGTTATGTAGTACTCAAAGTACCCATGACTATCAATACTTGGCACAACAACGGTTAGTTCTCACAACGTGGTCTCCGTTGTAATATGTGCTCATTAGTAAAACAGAAGAGTTCAATCTATATGTCAGCGCATTGCCTTGGTAAGGCTATAGACTTTAATGCTAAGGACCAATCAGCTGAAGAGACCCGTAAGATCATCAAAGCTAACATTGATAAGTTTGAATACCCAATCAGACTGGAAAAGGATGTTACTTGGGTTCACATAGACGTTATGCAGCCTAATGGCTCTACAGCCAATTTGGTTGAGTTTAACGGCTAATTAGCTTTCAAAGCTATAACTTATCACTGAAAAGGAGAAAGTCGCTCAGAAGGGCTTAAAATGCGTCTGAGAGGCATTTATTCATCATATATACGTATATACAAAATGATAACAAATAAAATACTTTTCTTAGCCACTAAAGAGCAACCCAATCCAATTGAAGTCGACTACTGGATTGACTTGGTTGCAAACCCCTACGGCGGTATTATAAAGTACTTTAATGGTGAGGAATGGATTACGCTGAATGTTGGTACTAAGGCTGATTTGTTTGACTACTATACTAAAGCTCAAGTAAATGAGCTGTTAAACAGTAAGGTAGATGATGACCCAGACAATAAGCTGATTACCGCTAATGATCTAGCTACCACAGTAAAGGGTATAGAACTTAACCCTGCTAATACTGATGTAGTCAATTTGGCAGTAGTATCCTACAATGGTGATGCAACGATAGTACACTTACCCAATGCTTCATCTGGTCAAGCAGGTATTGTCTCAGCAGCTGATTTCAATGACTTTGTTAAGCAGCATCAGTTATCTGACTTACACATTGAAATGATTGACGCATTAGCTGATATTAGGTCAAAGTATCAAAAGGCGCTTAAAGCTGGTAAGAATATTACCATTGATGATGACAATACCATCAATGCTGTATTGAAGGATGAGGTAGTATCATGGGAACAGATTTATGATAGACCTGACTTTGATCAGCTTAGGAAGGATGTAGACAACAAAGTAGTAAAAGGTACTGAGGCCAATAATACCCCTACTGACTTACTTGTTGACTATAATGAAGACTACGACATATCTATATATACTACTGATTAGATAGATGCTATAGTAAGCAATGAGAAGAACAGAGCATTAAAGGCAGAAAAGAGCTTAGACAGTCAGATAGCTGAGGAGAAGACTAGAGCGGTCAATAAGGAAGCTGAGTTGTAGGCTAATATTGATGCTGAAGCAACCGCTAGACTTGAAGCCGTTGATGCTGAAACTACTAGAGCTACTGCAGCTGAGAATAAGCTGATCAGTGATATGACTCTGTATGAGACTCGTACTAATGCCTCATTGAATACCAAAGCGGATAAGTCTGACACGTATACTAAGTCTGAAGTAGATACCAAAGTATCTAGCGTGTATAGAGTATAGGGCTCTTGTGAGTTTAAAGCGTTACCTACTACTAACACAGTAGGTGATGTATACAATGTCACTGATAAGTTTACCCTGAATGATCAGGCATACGAAGCGGGTACTAATGTAGTATGGACTTCTACAGGCTGGGATGCATTATCTGGTTCATTTGATACTAGTGCTATCGAAAGTAAGATTACTGCTGTAGCTACAGATTTGAGTAATACTACCGATGCATTAGAAGCAGCAGATACGGTATTACAGAAGAATATTGATACTACTAATCAGGCTATTACAGCTCATACTACTAATACTAGTAATCCCCATAAGGTAACTAAAGCTCAAGTAGGTCTTAGCAATGTAGACAATACCAGCGATGCTAATAAACCTATTTCTACTGCAACATAGACTGCTTTAGATAATAAGGCTGATGTTAGTACAGTAACAGCTGTCTCAGATAGTCTATCTAAGCATTTAAGCGCTACTAATCCTCATAACATAACTAAGTCTACAGTAGGTCTATCTAATGTAGATAATACTAGCGATAAGGATAAACCCATTTCTAGTGCTACATAGACTGCACTGGACAGTAAGGTAGATAAGGTTGACGGTAAACAACTTAGCACGGAAGATTATACCACTACTGAGAAGAACAAGTTAGCAGGTATAGCAGCTGGTGCACAAGTAAATGTACAATCCGATTGGCAAGCTACTGAAGGTGATGCGTACATAAAGAATAAGCCTACACTGGGTACACTGGCATCACAGAGTACGGTAACTAAGTCACTACTCGATTCAAGCTTACAATCTAGTGTAGACCTGGCTAATAACTCAGTACAACAAGTAGCAGGTAAGCAATTGTCTACAGAGGATTACACTACAGCAGAGAAGACTAAATTGGCTGGTTTGAATAACTACGATGACACTGATATCCAGAATGAGTTGGATAGTAAGGTGAGCGTACAGAATAGTTCTAACACAGCCGTATCTTCTATTATTATTGACGAAACAGTTGATTTATCTGTAGTAGAGGTATACACTAAAGCACAGGTAGACGAAAAGATATTAAGTGTACAGGATTCAGTTGATGCCGTAGATAGCAAACTCATAGTAGATGAGGATACTGATACCGGTATTGAAGTGTACACTAAAGCGCAAATTGACGCTATTATAGCTCAATTGAAACAAAACAATAATCTAATTTGATTTTAAAATGGCCATATTAAAATATAAAAATGAGGATGGTAATTATGTTCCTTTGAACAACTACCTGGTGCAGCCTATTACCCCAGTACAGTCTACGGGTAGCTCTGCAACAGATATGATGTCTCAGGCTGCAGTTACTGATGCTCTGAATACTAAGGTCGATAAGGTAACCGGTAAGTCATTGATTGCTGATACTTCGGTTTCAAAACTCGAAGCATTGCCTACTAACGATGAACTGAATAGCACAATTCAGACTCTGAAGGACTACGTTAATCAGCTGACTAATGGTAACTATGACTGGTACGGTGTTAGTTGGTATGACTCTACGTCTAGCCCTGACTTAACTCGTGTTGGTAACCTTAATATGCACAAGGAGCTGCCTATCCAGAATATGATGCAAGGTTGTGTAATTAGAAAGATTAATGGCGAGGATGTGATCTTGCCGTTGAATTCTACTTGGACTGCCTTGATGCACGGTATCAATAGTAATACAGATACTACATTACTGGAAGATGATCAGTACTTTGTTAAGATCCCTGAGTTCTGGTATTACCATTACTATGATGCTACTACTGGTTATCATGAACTGCGTATATGTCAGCACGCTAAGGCTGGTTGGCAGCACCATGAAGAAGCTTATGTTAGTGCATACGAAGGTATCCTGCAGGACAGTAAGTATATGTCTCTGAAAGGTGTAACTCCTTCAGTTTCATTTTCTAGAACCACTGCTAGAACTGCTGTACGTGCTAACGGTAATGACGGGGAAGCTAAGTGGAATATCTATACTTACAGAGAACACAGAGCGATCTGTCACCTGTTCTTAGTCGAGTACGCTACTAGACACTCACAGAAGGCTGTTAATAATACATTGACCACAGAGGGTTACATGCAAGGTGGTTTGGGCTCAGGTTGTACTACAGGAACTGTTACTATCGGTGGTGCAACCAAATACGCTTATATTCCGACAGGTACTACTGATACATTGGGTAATGGTAGTGGTCAGGTATCTTACACAGTACAGCAGACTGATTCCACTGGAGCTGACACTACTACTGTAGTCAGATACGCTTGTCGCTATAGAGGTGTTGAGAACCCGTTCGGTCATATCTGGAAGCACTGTGATGATATAATCAGTGTTTACGCTGACGGTGCAAGAACCTGGTATATGTGTGATACCCCTTCGCAGTTCGCTACTAACAAGAATAGTTACTATCACAGACTGTGCTCATCTACTTGTGTATCAAGTGGTTATAAGAAGACCATTAGATCTACAGAAGACTGTGACTATTTTGCTGAGGCTGTTGGTGGAGCTGAAACCACTTATTGGGCAGATTACAACTATGACAATACTGACACGACTGAGCACTGTCTTTTAATCGGCGGTCGCTCTGGCGATGGCGGCTCGGCGGGGCTCTTCCGTCTGTTTTCGTCTTATGGCGTCTCGTATTCCTCTGCGTATATCGGGTCTCGTTTAGTGTATTTGCCGAATGCTTGAAATGTTAAATATTGTTAAATGTAAACATTTTTGAGCAACCTTTTTAATCTTCTGCGTTATAGTATTTGTCTGGGTAATCAACCCGGGAACGATACTCAGATAGGTGGTCTTTCCGAAAAGATATTCTACGTTACTCGTTTCATGTAACAGATAGACCTGTAATAACAAATAATATCAGAAAAAAATCAGCAGTAACTCTGACAATAGCAGCAAAGCAGGACTCTTCAATCTGAATTCGAATAATGACGTCTCGTATTCCAATGCGAATATCAGGTCAATGAAATTGAACACATACAAAGTATTTCAACTGTATCATATATTGCCACAATTTTAATTTAGTCCGTAGCAGCTCTGATCAAGCATCTATACGGGGAAAGAGACCTTGCCTCTTGGCAGAAGACTTCTATCATTATTTGAGCGGGGCTAGTAGGGAAACCGAACGTCCTGCTCAATTTCAGAACCCAATTATTAACTTAGAACTAGGTAAATGAAACGACACAATAATCTCTTTGAAAAGATTGTTTCTCTCGATAATATTATTCTAGCGCATAGTCATGCTAGAAAAGGTAAGACAAGTAGATCAGATGTTAGAAAGGTTGACAACGACGTAATCGGTTACTGTACAAAGATACAGAAGATGTTAGTTGATGAAACCTACCGAACATCTGATTATTTTTTATTCAACATACACGAACCTAAAGAAAGAGTTATCTACAGATTACCTTACTATCCAGATCGTATTATTCACCATGCTATTATGAATATACTTGAACCTATATGGGTTGGGTTAATGATTAATAATACTTACAGCTGTATCAAGAAGAGGGGTATTCACAAAGTACTACAGGATGTACAGAGAGACTTACACCATGATCCGGCTGGTACTGAATACTGTCTTAAGCTGGATATCAGGAAGTTCTATCCAAGTATAGACCATGAAATACTTAAACAGATAGTACGTAGAAAGATCAAAGACGTAAGGTTACTCAGATTACTAGATCACATCATAGACTCAGCTGATGGAGTGCCTATCGGTAATTACCTGTCACAGTTCTTTGCCAACCTGTACCTAACATATTTTGATCACTTTGTTCAAGAAGAGTTAGGATTTAAACACTATTACAGATATGCTGATGATGTAGTAATACTATCTGACAGTAAAGAGAAGCTACACAAGCTGTATAAGATCATAGATGAGTATCTTACAACTAAACTAAAACTAAGGGTTAAAGGTAACTATCAAGTATTCCCAGTAGAAGCTAGGAGTGTTAACTTTGTAGGATATCAGATATACCACCAGTTCACATTGGTACGTGAGAATATAAAGAGACATTTCTGTAAAGTAAACAATAAGCTCAAGAAATGGACTGTGAGCTTCAAGAAGTACCGTAGAAAACTGGCTAGCTTCGTAGGTTGGTTTGGTTTTGCTGATGCAAATTGCTTATTAAAAGGTAA